CAATAATACTATCATCCCTGTTTAATTGAGATATAGTTGCTCTTGATACAAGATATTCTAGGTCTGTTGCACCAACACCACTATCCATTTCTTGTATTTCGTTCATCCATTGTTCTACTGCTGTTCGAGTAGAAAAACTAACATCGTTGATTACTGTTATTGTCCAATCTTCAAATGTTCTATCCCCAGCTATCTTTAGTTTATGTCCTCTAAAAGGAACTTCAACTACTGGAAGAGTAGAGCCTGGTATCGATGCTGTTTTACACATAAATTCGATATTTGACCCCATTCTAGGAATATAAACTCTGAACCTATTAGAACGAACACCACCAGCGATTAACTGTGATTTAAATTCATCTATAGTTGCCATCTTTTACTCCTTAATTTCCATACTGGGTATTAGTTGCACCATATACTTCTTCGAACTCTACACCACTTCGTGCTGCTACGAAGTTAAGAGTGATGAAGTTGATACTTCTATTAGGTTTAACAAAAATAGAAGCTTGGAATTGATTTGCATCCACAACTGCTTGTGGGTTATTTGTTTCATCACAAACAACTTGGAAATCTACTAGTCCTCTTCTACCTTTAACTTGTCTTAAGAAAGGTTCAATCGTTGCTCTAAATTGAGCTCTTGTAAATGCATCGTTAAATTCGAATAATTGGAATTTAGCTGCAGTACTGATTGCTTTCTCCATAACTATGAATAACCTTCTAACATTAATTCTATCAAATGCACTTGCACTTGTAAGTAGAGTTTTGTCTCCAAACAATACAGTCCCTTGGCCAGGGAAAGTTACTATTGGATTAACTCTCTTCTTATATAGTGCATCTCTTTCAGCCTGATTTGGATTGAAAGACAATTTAGTAATTCCTAATAATTGTCCTCTATTAAATCCAGCTGGTGAATACCATGCATCTCTTGTCATATCAGTTCTTGCCATTATTCCAGCTGTGTGTGAACAGCCAGGTGTATAACAGTAGTTATCAGTGTACTTATCATATTGATAAGTCCATGCACTATCCATTACTGCATAAGAACTTGAAGTTAGAGTTTCTGCAAGAGCTATGATTGAAGTTGATTCACTTCCGCTGTTGTTTACACAATCAGCTTTTCTTGGAGAAATGATTGCCATGCAATCCTTTCTTGCTTCACAAACGGCTATTAATGCGTTTGCTTGTGTTGTTGCTTCTGCGAGTGTACTTACTACAGCTCCAGATGCATACCCATCTAGTGGGCCTGAGATAATGAAATCAACATCTTGTGTTTCTGCATCACCAAAATAATTAGTGATTGCTGTGTTCTTTGCACCAGAAGACATAGGATATCCATCCCTACCATGACTTAACGAACCACCTAAAGGTAGTGTGTGTTGGTCAAACGCTGCACCAGCAGCTGCGAATGTGTTTCCTGCTTCTGTTGTAGTTGAATCGTGGTTTGTCCAGAAGACATAGTTAGAGTTGTATCTTATCTTATCAACATAGTAGTTTGAATTACCTTCTGAATCCTTTGCATTTGAAGCCATTGATAGACCCTCAAATACTTCTAAGATTTCGCCAGGTATTCCAGTAAACTTACCATCTTCGTCTACAACAATAACATGCATTTCATCCAAAGAACTGTTATTTGCAAGTGCATCTGGACTAGAGCCAGGAGCTTTAGTAAAGTTACTTGCATATTCCCATGTTCTATGAACTGGGTCACTATTTGAGTACAAAGTTTGCACTCCAGAGACACCATCTGAATTTAACACGAAGGTTACTGTATTAGAAGATATACCAGTGACCTTATATTCTTCAACATCAGTTGAGAATTTAATTAAATCACCGACTACTAGTTTTGATGCATCTGCTAAATCTACAGTAGTGTTTCCAAGAGCAAGCGAGGTATCACTAATTGTAGTAACAGATGATTGTGAGAATGCATTAGCACCCACACAAACAGATACTTTTAAACTATCTCCGAGAGACCCAGCACATCTAGCTCCAAACATACCAGCACTTGATGCAGCTGCACCAGTATGGTAGTTTGATTCATAATAATGTGTTGGATTTTTGATTAGTAAACCAGCTGACCCAGTGGTTGAGTTTAGCATTTGTCCAGTTGCCCCGACAGCTATACCATTTCCACCACGAACTACTTTTAAATTATTTCCATATCTTAAAAAGTTTGCAGCTGAATAGAAGTGTTCTTTCTTACCTAAAACAGTAGAATAATCTCCTGCGTCTTTAGGTTCTCCAAACACATTTACTAAATCTTTCTCAGATGTAATAGTTCTAACTTCATCAACTGGGCCCCAACTAAATTCCCCAGCGTATGCACCAATACTTGATGAAACTGCTGGAACTACATTTGTAACATCGATTTCTCTGACTTGTACGCCAGGTGATACTTGAAATGCCATTTTTAGTTTTCTCCCATAAAAAGTTTTCTATTCTGAACGAACCCCATTTATTGTTGTTCGTCCATAGTATTTAGTATTTCTTTGATTTTAAAAAGTTCCATCTTTCTCTTCTACTGTCCAAACATCTCCACCTTCTACAAATGTTTGGTTCTGAGAATATGTATTTCCATCCATAATACCTATTGGAACTATATCTTGTTCTATTTCTTTTTGTTTTTCTGCATATAACATAGACTTTAAGTCTGCATTTGATATGTCTTTAAACAGTGGTGTAGACACAAACCATGCAAATAATACACAATTCATGACCATATCATCATGACATCCACCATCTGCTTGGAAGGATTGTCCTTTAGATACGAAAGTTGCAAACTCCTGTATAGTATCTACATCCCTTATATAGAGTTTTTTCTCTTCCATTATCTCTTTAAGAGCTGCACATCCTTGTGCTTTGACCTTCTTGGTCATCCTTACTCCTACTCCATCTGCCTTAACAGCACTGGTTAGGAACATATTTTCGTATTCTAATTCGTAATATAACTCTCTACAAACCATTGTACCTTGATTATTATTCTCTACAATAATAAGTGCATCATTATATAGTTTACCATATTTTGCACATATATCTGGTAATAACATAGGAGATATTAAATTATCTCTAAATGTTGCAACCTGTTCAAACATATTACCATCATGTATATCAAATATAGTAAATGTAGAGTAATCCATACCCTTACCTTCTGCTGTATCTACACACATTATATACTCATGGTGTGGTTTAGGTTTCTTATATATCCTTGCATTACCATATAATTCTTCTGGATTCTCTGATACTAATCCCAAAATTACATTAGATGGTATTAAAGTTCTACCAGTTCCCAAGAAAGAATTACCAAATTCTTGTTCAAACTGCAACTCTGATGTATTTGCAATAGTGGTTTCTTTCCATTTATCATCTCTGCCAGGCACATCATGCCAGTTAACTTGGTAGTTTGCAAACTCATTTGACCCTGTAACTGAAGCTTCCCAGATACGATGGAACATATTACCTACTCCATTTGCAGTAGATGTAATAATAACCTTCGAATTCTTACCAGAGGTAATTACTGGATATGTACCAGTATAGAATGGTTCTGCATTCTCTACAAAAGCAAATTCGTCAAGATATAAAAGATTAACAGATAGACCACGAATCGAAGATGTGGTAGTCGCCGATGCAATAATTCTAGAATTGTTTTCAAAATCTATGCTTCCTTTGTTAAGTGATTTCGTTCCAGGCTGTAAAAAGAATGGTACATTCTCCAACATAGTTGTTATACGAGATAACATCTCTCTTGCTGTTGCACCTTTGTTTGCCAATATGGCAACTGTTTGTTCTGGATGGAACAAGATGTACCAAAGAAGGTAGGCACATACAGTAATTGACTTTCCACTCTGCCTACAGGCAAGGACAATGTTAAACCTATTATCAGTAAACTGGTCAATAAGATTTTCTTGATATTCATACAATTTAAAAGGAACTAATCCTTCATCCAATGAAATTATTCTGATGTATTTAGTAATGAAGTATGCTGGGTCACGAGTACATTGTAGATATTCTTGTACCTTGTCGTCATCCCATTCTTCTGTAACACCACTTCTTTTTACTTGGGCATTACCTAGATATCCTTCATTCTTTGGTTTCGGCATTCTTATTCTTCAATAGTTTCTGCAATTCAGCAGTTGAACCTATAAACAAGTTTTGATTTGTTGTTTGATTTTTAGGTTTTTCATCTTGTAAGTCATCCATCATTTTCTGGATTTGTAGTAGTTTCTCTGATGTCTCTGATACTGTCTTAATTAACTGTCCAGCAACCTCATAAGTCCTCGGATGTTCACTTTCTTTTGCAAGGTCTAGGATACCCTCTATTGCATCCTGTCCCCGCTCTACGAGTCCATATAGAGTGTTTCTGGTGTATTTGTAGTCTATCTGTTGTTCTTCATCCCTCTCACTAAATCTGCCGTTAGCATCCCTAGGAACGAGTTGTTTATTGGTTTCTTTGACTACTTCTTCTGCTTCATTGTTGATATCTAGAAGTTCATCTAGTCTGTCTTCTATAGGTTGTTTCATAATTAAATATTAGACTTGTCTGTATTGTAATCGAAGTCGTTTCCATCAAAAAAGTTTATTGTCTCAGTTATATTTAGTGGACTTGTATCAGCTGCTGTGTTAGTTGGATTAGGCACCATCTTAACCTCACTCTGTCTTCCAGCAGTTGTATCTACTTGACCATCTGGTGATATATATGTTCTTGCACGAACATCTCTAATAATTTCTTGAGATGCAATAGAACCATATAGATATGTTTTCATTTCAAAGTTTAATGTCCATGTAATTACTCTACGAGATTGAAAGTCCCCCTCATACTCATCTGTATAAGATACATCTGATAGAATAATTGGTACATCTCTTTTTTCAGCAGTGCCTGGCACTGTAGTCATTGTGACTGTAAAGTCTGGTGTAAAGAATGGTAATATCTGTTCTACAATCTGTAATGCATCCTCAGTGTTCTTTGATAGGATATATAGACCAAAGTTTATATTATATGGAACTGGTGCAAATTGTGTTCTCATAATAGTATTATCAGAGGCATCTTTTAGTTTATATTGTTTTAGTTTACCTAATTTTCTTTCTGCATCGTATGTAAGACCTGTAATATCAAATGCAATTCTAGGCAAAGTCATTGCAACTCTGGAATTAGCATTGTCCATGATATCACCTGCTTGGTCTACTCTTGCAATAAACTTTTGTTTAGGCCCATAGGATAATGGAACTCTTACATTTTGAGTTGCACTTCCAGACCCATTGTCTCTCATGATATCAATCTCATTGAACATAGTACCAAAGACTGATACTGCCCTTTTGATTGCTTCATGATAGAAATGTGATTTACCTAACATCTTTAATTCCTAGAGTATAGTTTTCTGCAGCGTCTTCTGCATAACCTTCACTTTTATTACTATATAATTCATCTTTTACCCATAAATTGTTTTCATAGAACCTAACTCCCCAAGAGTCACCACTTCTACCAACATCTGCTTTTCTAACTCTGTCATCACTCCAATATTGTGATGCAATGTATTGAAATACTTTCATTCTTGATTCATCTTGTTGTAACATATTTAAGTACCATATTGCCATAGTATTTATAGTGACCCAAATGGATTGCTTTCACTAAAGTCTACTATGTTATCTCCAGCAGTTTCAAAATCTTTGTTATCTGCAAGTGGGTCATTAGGCATTGCATATTGGTCTGGTGCAACTGTTACTGCCCTATTTGCATTACTTGTTGCACCTACTATATTACCAGCATTCGAATTCGATGATAGTACAAACATAGTGTTTGCAGCTGGTACAGATGTATCATTAAATGTAATGTTATTAACTTTAAGTACTTTATTAGATGCACCAAGTGATGAATAAGATACCACTTGACCAGATACAGTCTTACCAGTATTGACAGTTTGAGTTACAGTTTCACCTACTATAAAG